CAGCACCGCGTTGCGGCTTGCGATGTAGTGCGTGTGGTGGTAGGTGTGGCGGCTTGCCGGCGTGCCGTCCGCGTAGCGAGTCACGTCGGCCTCTGAGCCATTCCACGAACTCGCGCGCAGCAGCGTCCACGCTGGCGAATCGACGTTCAGTGCGAGCGCCGCCGCCGCGTTGCTGCTGCTATCGTTGTGACCGCCCGCAGCCACTACCAAGATGGTGCTGTCGCTGGGCCGCAGCGTCATGTCGCAGTAGGCATTCATCTGCAGGCCGCCCGGGGGGTTGGCCGTGCCGGGAATGTCAATCCACTGCCCTGTAGGTTGGCCGTCAATCCAAGCAGCCACGCCCACAGGCGGAAGACCCGCGCTCGGCAGAATCGTCACCCCCGCCAGCGTCGGCGTGCAGAGCGTCTTGACCGGCCCCGCGTGGTCAACAGTCGCAGCCCCTGCAGCGTCGTCAGCGTCAACCGTCAGGATGTCCACGCCGCTTGAATTGCGCAGCACCCAGCGCCCGATGTCGCCCGTGCTGGCTGGCGTATCCGTCAGGTGTGCGCCCAGCACGATGCGCGGGTCTTCCGGCGTGCTGATAGTCGGCGCCGGCAGCGTGATCGTGCGGCGCAGCGTGCCCCCGCTGCCCTCAAGGCGCGCGGTGATAGGGCCGCCGAACGCCGTGATGAGCGCTGTGAGCTGGCCGGTCTTCGACGTGGCGGCAGCCCAGGCTGCGGCGGCCGTGGGGTTGACGATAAGAATAGGCACGGCTCTACCCGAACTTCGCGCCTGCGATGCTGACGACTGCACCGCGCGAAGATTCCTTCAGGCCCGACGCCGCGACAAGTCGAAGCAGCAGCACCAGTTTGCGTTGCACGTCACGCCGCACCGCGCGCACCACCAAGCGCGCGTCTCGCTCGTCGGTGGAGACGCGCGGCTTCACGGCTGCACAGCGCCCGGGTAGCGCGCCACGTAGGCGTCCACGATGTCGGCCGCGCCCTTCACCACCACGGCGGGCGTCAGCACCGTGGCCTGGGGCTGATCCTTGACCATCTCAAACACCAGTTCGGCGCGAGTTGGCAAGCGGTCGCCCGCCATCGCTTGAGCCATCGCAGCCTGCGTGTCGGCGTGGCGGTTCATAGCCGCCGCCGTGGCCTGCTGGGCAGCTGCTTGTGCGGCGCCGTTCACAAGGGCGGCCTGCCTCAGCAAAACGTCGCACTGCTCCCACCAGACGCGATGCCGCGCCGGGTAGGTGTCGGCCGGCAGCAGGGCCGGCGCTTCGGGGATGGCAACGGCACTCAAGACGCGCTGCCCCGGAAGAACACGCCGGCCGCCATCGGAATGTCACCGCCGTCCGGGGTCTTCACGAAGTCGCTGAGCGTGAGCGGAATCAGATCAGCGTCTGTGCCAGTGGTGGTGTCGGGGTCGTAGCAGACCACCAAATCTGTCCAGGCCGTGCCAGCACCGATGCTGGCCCAGGTCTGCGCTGGCAGGCTGAGTTCGATTCGGTTGAGCGTGTTGTCAGGCGCAGGCACCGCGGCCAGGTCAAAGTCGGTCAGCACCTTGCGGCTGTACCCGCTGTTGGTCACCTCGGCCACGCCAGCGTCACCCAGCAAGGCCGCCAGCGTGGCGTAGTCCTGCATGGTCGCGTCGGTGGTGCCGCCGTTGTTGATGGCCACCAGCACCAGGGCGCTGTTGGCGGGGTCGTTGCCTTTCACGCGGCGGTAGAGCTCGGCCACACGGCCCAGGGCGATGTTGAAGACGAAAGCGGGCATGTGCGGCTCCGAGGTTCAGGGGTTGGTTGCGCCGGCTTGCCCGGCCTGCTGCAGGCGCGTGAGTGCGCCGGCGTCGCTGTTGAAGACGAGGCCCTTCTCGCCGGCCTGGCGGCGCCAGGTGGAGATCTGCTCAAGCACGTCGCGCGGGTTCTTGCCCTGCTTGCGCAGCACTTCGTACTCACTGGCAAAGCCCGCCTGCACAGCAGCCAGCCAGGCCGTCACCTCGCGGGCCGGGTCGATCCACGGCATGCTGGGCGCGACATACAGCACGTCGTCATGCGTGCCGCGCTTCACGTCGGCAGGCATGGGCACCACGCCGCTCAGGTCGGCCACCGTGATGAACTGCTCCACGATGGGCCGCAGGAACATGCTGGTGAAGCTGTCGCAGAGCACCATGTAGTGAACCCACTGCTCCACCAGCTCTTGGCGCTGGGCGCTGTAGGTGCCGTTGTAGTTGCGGGCGATGCTGCTGAAGCTGGCCCCGATGCCTGCAGCCATGGCGCGCAGCTGGCCGTCGCGGAAGGTCACCAGGTTGGGGTTGGGCCGGTTCGGGTCGAGCAGGCCCAGCTCTTCACCCACAGCCAGCGTGTCGATGATCATCCCGGGCTGCATGCGCATCTCGCGCGGCTTCAGACGGCCCTCGGCGTCAACGTCCATGCCTGCAGGGTCGTAACCCTCAGGCCCTGGGTTGCGCTTGACGTAGCCGGTGATCATCGCGGCCACCTTGGCGGCCACGCGCTCGCTCTCTTCGTAGTCTTTGATGTCCTCGATGCGCCCGATGACAGACGCGAACGCGGTCACGCCGCGCAGCTGGCCGATGCGGTCGCGCAGCGCGGCGTGCAGCATGCGATCGGCCGGCACGCGCTTGGTGTCGCGGAACTGCACGCCACGCACGCTGTGGGCGTCTTCAGGGTGGCCGCGGTAGACGTGGTACGCCCGGGCAGCGCCCCAGGCGCTGCGCTCGATGCCCTGGCGGATGCCTTTGGGCTCGTCGTCGTAATCGAGCGGCAACAGGTCGGGCTCCATGAGCTCAACGCTGTAGGGCACCAGCGTGCCGTGGTCGATGTCAACCCTGCGGCCGACGACGTGCTGCCCCAGCACCTCGCCATCGCGGTAGAGCGTGCGCGCGCTGATGCGCTGCATGCCGCCCATGCCGTGCTGCCCGGTCACCTCGGGCCGGCGGCACCAGTCGCGGTAGGCCTCCGTCAGATCTCGGGCGTACTCTTCGTGGATGGTGCCGTCCAGGCGGCGCGGCTGGAACTCCACGCCCACGCCCTGTGGGCCCACGGTGTTGTTGACCAGCACGTTGATCGCGCCGCGCGTGATGTCGTGGTTGCGCTCCAGGTAGCGCACCTGGTTGCGCAAGGCCATGGCGCTGACGCCTGGCAGCTGGTTGGGCTCGCCGCTGGTGGCGCGGAAGCGCCGCTGCGTGCTGGGCCTGGCCGATTCGTAATGGGCCAGCACCAGGCGCGCCTTGGCGCGGCGCATGGCCCACGTCGGGAACGCCGCCGCAATCGCCCGATCCAGGCCGTTCAACACAGGCTTGTTCGACATCGGCAGGCCCGCTCAGCGCCCGTCGAGCCGGGCGACGCTGAAGCCAAGGCCGCCGAAGGTGGGGGCACCGCTGGCGATGCGCGCGGCGGCGCTGACCCGCGCCTCCCACTCGCGGCGGCCTTTCTGGATCCACTCGAGGTCTTCGCGCGTGAGCATGCGGTCGACGTTGCCGTCGTTGAACCGCACGCTCTTGCCCCCCTGCAGCAAGGCCAGTTCGGCCGCCATGTAGGCAGCCAGCATCTCTTGGGCGGTGAGCGTGGGCATACCGCGCAGCATGCTCAGCGGCCTATCCGGTTTCGAGGGCGAAACCGGAAAACGGCGGGCGCTACAGGGCCGGGTCGTAGGCGGCGCTGAGGAAGGACACCCCCTGCGCGAGAGGCACGTCTGAGCTGCTGCCCGCGATGTAGTGCTGCAGCGCGGCGTTCTTCTCGGCGTAGGCAGAAGGCGAGACCGCCTGCTCAAGCCGAAAGATGCGCTCCGACGACAGTGCCTGCCACTCATCCCCACCACCAGCTGCCAGGGCGTCACCGCTGGCCACGGTGCGCAGCCGATAACTGCTGCCGATGCCAGAGGTGGTGGGCAGGTACCAGTTGCCCGCCGCCACGTAGCTGCCACCGTTGCCCTGGCGCGTGGAGATGGTGCCGTCGGTGTTGAACCGCACGTAGGCGTTCGAAGCCACGCCGCTGTTGACTTCGACATGCACCACGGTCGAGCCGAAAGGCACAGGGCTGGCCGAGACGGTGGCGTCTATCTTCACCGGCGCACTCCAACTGCCAATGGTGGTGCCGTCGAGCTGCTGGCGCGCCTTGCTCATCCACAGGGGTGCGCCATCAGCAGCAGGCGGCGCGTCAGCCCAGCCCGAAGGCAAGCCATCACCTGTCGGCGTGTCGGGCATCGTGGCTGCTCGGCGGAAGACGAGGCGCTCGCTGGTGCCGTCGGCCCCCGGGTCACCAGGGTCGCCGGGCTCACCGTCTTGCACCAGGTCTTCAGCAGCCACCACCACTGAGGCGCTGGCCGAGCTGGTGGAAGGGTTGCCGCTCAGGTCGATGTGGCGCGCGTAGCGGGTGAAGGTGCCGGTGGCAGCCACTACCTCTTGCCAGCCATTGGCAGTGCCGCGGAAGAGAGGCGCAGGGCTGACCGCGCCCCAATCGGCATCGGCGGCGCGCACCTCGGTCTGGCCGTAGTCGGCATCGGGGCAAGGCGTCCACACCCAGGGAATGCGCCCCTTGCTCACCACTCCAGAGAACCCCGTCACAGCGCTGGCCGGCGTGCTCTTGCCTTGCACCACATGCCCGACGTACACGGGCGCGCTGACCTGCCCCAAGGTGTTGCGCACGCGGGCTTCGATGGTGATGTTGTCGTCTTCCTGCACTCCAGTGAAAGCCGCGCCCGTGGCGTCGCCCAGCGCGGAAGGCAGCTCGCGCCAGGTCAGATCCGCATTGCGCCGGTACCGCAACAGCACGCGGCCACGCGGCGCCACGTAGGCGCTGGTGATGGCGCTCCAGCTCAGCACCACCTGGGGCACCACGGTGCCGTCAGCCGTGCGCAGCAGCGTCGCGGTGCCGCTGGTTGCCGCCAGGCCGGAGAGCGGCGCCACCACGTACGGATCGGGCAGCCCGGTGTTCGGCGTCGGGTCGGCCACGGCCGCATCCGCTTCATCCCAGATCTCGGGCGCGTCTTCTTGGAGTAGGAATGTCACCGGCGCCTTGTGGCCGCACTGCCGGTCGGTCACGCGGAACAGCTTGCGGTCGAGCTGCAACGTGCGGTTGCTCAACCGCACGCGCATGCCCACCTGCAGGCCCCAAGCCTTGAGCTTGGCGGGGTACTGGATGACAAGGCCCGAGCGCTTGCGCTCGACCTTGATGCGCAGCAGGTTGCGCACGCGCGCATTGCTGTTGGTGAAGGGGAAGGTGAAGCTGCCCCACAGCGGCACGCCCTGGTCTGCCGTCACCAGCACTGGGTTGGTGTAGGGCGGCTTGGCATCCTCGGGCTGGCTGCGGCCGGCGGCGATGTACGTGGCGCGCGCGCTGTTGAGCAGGTCGTCGGTAGCGGTGTCTGACTGGATGACCTCAATGCTGCCGGCCAGGTCTGCATCGTCCAGGTCCAGCACCGGCGGCGTCCAGGCGCCGGCCATCAGCAGCCACTGCCCTGCAGGCACTGCCACGCCGGCCATGCAGTCTTCCAGATCCTGCAGCACCTTCTCGCGCGACATGTCGGAGTTGAAGGCGCCGTTACAGGTGTAGCGCTTGCCCGTGTACGCACCGGCGCCGTCGTTCAGCGTGATGGTCACATCGCAGGCATTGGCCGCAGCGATCTGGTAAGCCGGGTCGATGTCGAGCAGGCGGTCGACGCCATAGCCCATCTCGCTGGCCAGGAAGTCGGCCTTGCACAGCGAGGCTGTGTCGCTCCACTCCCAGGTGGCCGGATTGTCCGCACGGTGCGTACCGCTGCCGCCGGGCACGGTGCTGTCCTTGCGGGGGTCGTACAGCAGCGCGCCGCTCATGTCGGCCGTGATGTTGGGGATGCCACCCTGAAAGCGGCTGTCTTCGAGGTCGAGCGTGACGATCAGCCCAGCCATGCCGCGACCGCGGTGAGCGGACGTCCACTTGTCGGGCACCAGGCCACTCAGGTAGCTGTCGGCAGCCTGATCAGCCGTGCCGAGCAGCTTCCGCACGCGCACAGAGGCGCCTGAGACATCGATGGTGTAGCTGACGTAGACCGGGATGTCGGAAGGGGTGGCGGTGATCGTGCGGCGGTCTGGGCTCAGAGCCACGGTCACTGGCGTGGGGCTCACGTCATCGCCTGGCAGGTGCTGCGCCGTCAGCACTTCGACAATGGCCTGGGCGACGGTCACACTGCCCGTGAACGTCACGCTCTTGTTGGCTGCACCCGACTGGCGGAATGCGCCACCTACAGGCACGCCACTGCCATCCACCGCGCCGACTGGAACGCCGTCGATGTACACCTCGTGGATGGCCTGGGCCTGGCGCGTCTGCAGGTGAATCACCAGATGCTGCAGCGCATCGGCCTTGGTGTAGGTGCTGCCGTCTTCGCGCGTGCCGGTCTTGTCGGTGGTGAAGATGGCCATCACGTCGCCACCGGTGATGCAGCGCCCATACACGCACCGGTGCGGCGGCTCTGCAGTCAGCAGGGTGATGGCACGGGCCTGCAGCCCTTCATTGAAAGCACGCACCTGCGCGGCCCGAGCGGCCTTGGCCTTCTTGCGGGCCTCGACGCTGCCGTACACCGTGCCCGCTGCGATGAGGGCATAGCCCACGCCCTGGAAGCCCGGCACGAAGACCAGGATGCTGCCCACGATCTGCAGCGCCTGGCCGAAGTCAGCGAAGGCGATGCCCGGCACCGCCGCCAAGGTCACCAGCGCCGCGGCACGTATCCAGGCCTTCATGCGTCACCCCGCAGGCGCCAGGCGGCCACGGCTGCGCTCATCGGCAGGAACACATGAGCCCCGTCTGAGGACATCACCACGGCCTGCGCTCCCATGCACACGCCTACGATCTGCCCCGTGACTAAGGGCTCGCCAGAATGCAGGCGCAGCGGGAGCAAAACCACATCGCCCATTTGCGCAAAGGCCGGAGCGATCGACTCACGCCCGAGCTGCCGCGTCCAGGCCGCCTGCAGGCTGCCGCCCAGGTCTTCAATGAGCCGCAGCGCCTGCAGCGCTGAGGTGGTGGGCTGCAGCCCGGCCATCGGGTTGTGGCCGGTGGCCCGCTCCACCCAGCCGGCGGCGAAGTGGCAGCAGTTGGCGCCCTCCCAACTGAAGGTCATGCCGACGCTTTCTTGCATGTATTCACCCAGCAGCTCGGCCAGCGATGGCACCCGCACGCGGCTCATCCCTCGATCTCCTGGAAGCGCTTGCTGAGCCAGGTGTAGGGCTGCTCCACCAGCGACTGGATGTACTGGCAGAACAGATCGCCCGGGTAGCGCTGCTGCTGCTGCGCATCGGTGACGCGCAGACCCAGCGTGGCGCGGCTGCGCGCCAGGCCGATGCGGGTGCACGGCATCTCGATGCGGCCTTTTGTGCCGCCCTGCCCGCCCTGCCGCGGAATGCGCACGGGCTCCATGAAGCCTTGCCACTCGATCTGGCGTTGGCCGCGCGTCTTGAACTCGCTGGTGAAGAGCTGCAGAGAGATGACGGCCCGACGGCCGCGGTAGGCCGTGGCCGGCCCCATCACCAGGGCGAGCACGGCCTCGTTGGTGATGCCCAGGCTGAGCTTGATCTTCTCGGCGCGGCCGTCTTCGCTGGTGCTGATGGGGTCGATGCGCAGGAAGTTGCCGACACCCGTGTACGGCAAGCCGTCTACCGTCACGTTCAGCGGAAGCGTGCAGAGGCGCAGCACGCCGCCCGCAAAGTGCATGTCGACCAGGTAGGCACTGGCGTAGCGCCCGCTCTGGAGCTGGGCATCACCCTCCGCGCCGAAGCTGCGGATGCTCACGGGGCGGCCGCCTCCAGGGCAGCCAGCCGAGCCTCGAAACCCCGGGCCAAAAACATCAAGAGCTCATCAGGCCGCAGGCTGTAGCGGTTGCCGGCAGCGAGCCCGGTTTCTTCGTCAGCCTGCCACTCGTCGTAACAAATGAAGCCGTAGGCGAACGGGTCCAAGCTGTGCGCGTTCATCACCTGGATGGAACGCTGCACCGTCATGCCCGCGTGCCACCGCGCGCCCGCTTCGCCCTTGGCAGCAATAGCCTGCAGGAACTTGTACATCCCAACCTCGGCGGCGAGCGCCTTGGCCGCGGCCAATTCGTTGGCCGTGAACACGCGAACGGCGGTTTTCTCACGCGCATCCGAGGTATTGATCGTGCCGGTGCCTGCGTACACCACCGACCACCGGCTGGCAGGCACCCCCAGGTTCTGCGCGTTGTCGCCGCCCGGCTTGATGTCGCCTGTGTTCTCGATTTGCAGGCGCTCCACAAGTGTTGCAGTTGCACCGGCTGTTCCGCTGGGCGCCGTGTAGAAGCGGTGACGCCCGTTGTCCTGGTTGTAGGCCGCGGCAGGCGCCGTGTTGATGTACGACGCGGTCGTCACGCCGAACGTGTAGACAAGGTTGGTCGCGAGCACGGTGTGCGATCCGCTGCCCGGGTTGTATAGCGCCGAAGAAGGGCCCAGCTGGATGACATCGCCTCCCGAGTCCCATGTCGCCGCTACGGCAACGCCGAGCCCCACGTTGCCGCCGATCACGGTGAAGAGATTCTTGAAGCCATACAGCTCCGAAAAGTTCGCGTCCAGCAGCGCGAGCTGCGGAGCCGTGAGGGTGGCGAAGAAGTTCTGTGCCATGGCCTTCTCAGAGAGTCACGACCACTGCTCGACGCCGTCGAAGGCATAGCCTGCGAGGGTGGGCCCGTTGCGGCCTGTCTGCCAGGTGGTCTGGTTGTTGGTGGTGGTGAAGTAGGTCAAGGGCCGGTCCCAGACCACGGGTGTGCCGGTGACCATGTCTTCACGGGCCGGCGCTTCGAACTGCAGGGTGACGGTGCCGCCCAGCCACCAGGTGGCCGGCTGCGAAGCGTTGTTCACCCAGGTGGCCGCGGCGCTGACGTTGTTGACCCACACGGCGCTGGTGGGCGTGAGCACCGAAGACGCCACCGGGTCCACGGCCTTCACGGTCTGGCTGGTGCCGAGGCCTACGCCCAGGCCGATCCAGTCGCCCCGGGCGATGGTGCCGACCACGTTGGTGATGACGCAGCTGGTGTCGCCACGCTGCACTGGCGCACCCAGCACCGGCGAGCCGCGCATCGTGCCGCGCGGGGCCGGGCGCAGCACGTCGTACACGGCCAGGTGGTTGATGCCGCCACGCAGGCGCAGCAGCATCGCCTCCCACTCGGCAGCCTCTTCCAGCGTGAGCCAGCTCGGGCTGCGCAGCGTGCACGTCCAGCGAGGCGGCGCGCCGGCGTTGACGGCAATCTCGCCGGACTCGTCGCTGGTTTCGGTGGTGTCGTAACGCTGCTGGCCCCAGCTCTGGGACTCCAGCGTCTGCACGACGAGCGCAGGCAAGCTGATGATGCTCATGATGGGATCAGGCCGCGGGCCTGCAGGTCTTCCACCAGCGCCGTGTTGGACTGCTCGAGCGCGCCGTAGACCAGGGCAGCCACTTGCGCCTGATCGGTGCGCGCGTCGATGGTGATCTGCGGCGCGTTGGTGATCTGGAAGCCGACACCTGCACCACCGGCGGCCGGGTTGAAGCGCTTGGGAATGACGGCCTCGCCCTCGTGCAGCAGGGCCACCATGTTGCGCGGCACGTAGTTCGTGCCGGTGGCCAAGGGCGGTGGGCCAACAAGATCGGGGCTGACGCTGTAGTTGGCCGCTGAGGGGGTGCCGACGTTGGTGTAACCGCCGGCCATTGAGCCGATGAGCTGGATGAGCGAACCCAGACCGCCGCCGCGGCCATTGCTGCCCACGGCAGCCGCAGCCAGCGCATCGACAAGGCTCGCGCTGGCCCGCGTGAAGATGGTGTTGGCCAGCGCAGCCCCGAAGGCCTGGATCGGGTTCTTGCTGTCGCGGAACGCCGCGCTGATAGCGTCGCGCGTGTCGGCGTAGAGCTCGCGGCCGGTGTCATCGGCCAGCTTCTCGCCAGCCTGCCGGAGATCCACTTCCAGCTTGCGCCGCGCAAGCGCGCCCTGCTCATCGACCAGGCGCAGCGCTTCATCGCGAGCGCCACCGCTGAGCCCCTGCGCCTCGATGCGCCGGCGGGCGATGTCGAGATCCAGCGCGATGAGGGCCTCTCCGCGCTGACGCTCGTTTTCGATCAGCTCTGCTGCTGCGCGCTGGTTGGCGTCGAAGATCTGCTGCAGGAAACCGGCCTCGCCGGTCAAGCGCTGCGCCTGGCGCTCGGTGTCTTTCAGCAGCACGTTGTCGAAGAAGGCCTGGCGCTCGCTTTCGGCCTTCTCGCGGCGCGTGGCCAAAAGCTGACCGTCGCGCGCGTCGAGCACTTCGAACTCGCCGGGGATGTACGGCTTCTCGCGATCTTGCCGGCCCTTGCCGGCCGCGGCCGCACGCGCGTCGGCAGCGGCCTTGACCTGCACCTCACGCGCTCGCGTGGCCTGAAGGTCAGCGCCGCGCTGCTGCAGCCGCAGCAGTTCCTGCAGCTCAGCCTCGCGCTGGCGCAGCGATTCGCGGCGCGCATCGGACTGAAGCGGGTTCACCCCACGGCGCGCCGGCGCGGCCAGGCGGGCTTGCACGTCGGCCAGCTCTTGCTCGACCGTGCGCTCCCGGCCCAGGCCGAGCATGGCGTCCCAGGCCTCTTTGGCGCCGTCGCGCACGGAACGCCAGCCGCGCTCGAGCAGGCCCAGCGAGCCGGCCATTTCCTGGCTGCGCGAGATGGCCGCTGAGGCATAGGCCTGCTGAGCCACCGCAGCAGCCTCAGCCACGCGCCCTTGCTCTGTCAGCGACTTGATCTGCGCGTAGGTGGACTGAGTCAGGAAGTTGAACTGCTGGTTGAGGCTGACGGCAGCTTTCAGCGGGTCTTTGCCCAGCTCGGCAAACGCCGACACGGTCTTGCTGACCTCGACACGCAGCTCACGCTGCAGGGCGATGGCCGCCTCGGTGGCAGGGCCCAGGGATGCACGCGAGATGTCGCCCGCGCCGGCGAGCTGCGCCGCCACGTCGGCCGCGTTGCCGCGAGTGCCGCCCACGCTGGCCGCAGCAGCCCGGGCCAGCGCGTCGAGCTTGCCGACGGTGACGCCGGCCTCATTGCCCGTGAGCAGGATGGCGCGGCGGTAGGCGTTGAACTCTTCGACACCCTGCACCGCCGCAAGCGCCGCAGCACCCACGCCCACACCCAGGCCTGTGACGGCGGCGGCGGTGGGCGTGATGGCCGCCCGCAACGCAGCCAGAGCTGGCGAGATGCCGCCGAAGCTGTCTTTGATCTGCCCGCCCTGCTGCAGCAGGATCAGCAGCGGGTTCTGCCCGCCGGCGAGCTGGGTGGCGATGTCGGTGAACTGGGCCGGCAACGTGCGCATGGCGGCGGCCGTCTGGCGCGCGCTGATCTCGGCCGTCTTGCCGATGCTGGCCACGGCCGCGTTGGTGCGCTGCACGGGCGCCGGCAGGCCGGCATCGTCCAGCCCCAGCTTGATGGTGACGTCGTTGCCGGTGTTCAACGCCTACCCCTGCCGGCGCGCTGCGTGGGCAGCGCAGGGTTGCGGTGCTTCTTGGCGTACCACTCGGCTGCCTCGGCTTCCATGAGCCGAAGGTCGGCGAAGAGCTGGCGCCGCCGGCGCGGCCCCAGGCTGAGCCCGACGCGGCGCTCTACCGCCGGCAAGGCGGCGTAGTCCAGCGCCAAGCGGCCGAAGGCGTCCAGACCCCATTGCGACTGCATGGCCGCGAACAGCTCCACCACGGGCACCAGTTCGGCCCACAGCGGCTGCAGGCGCTGCGGCAGCTCCAGCACCAGGCCCAGGCCCTGGGCGGATGCACGCAGGCCGGCCGCGTCGGGCGGGCCCTCGAGCACCGCCCGCGCGGCCGCCTTCAGTTTCCCAGGCGTGCATCCTGCAGGTGCTTCCGGTAGTCGCGCAGGATCTCGGCCCCGCTGCCGGGGAACTTGTCCAGCAGCTCGGCCAGCGCCTTCTTGCTGTACGGCAGCGGCTTGCTGTCGGCGCCGACGATCTCGGGGCCCCAGCTCTCGATGACCTCGCCCAGGAACTCGGCGTCGTCCTTGTAGCTCTTGGCCTTGGCCAGCCAGGCGTTGAGCTGGCGCAGGCTCTTGTGCTTGAAGGTGAACGTCACCTTGATGGGCACGGCCGCAGCCGGGCGGCTGAGCATCACCGGCGCGGCAAAGGTGGGGTCGGGGACGATGCTGAACATGCCGCCGCCTCAGCGCACCACGATGCGCAGCTCGTCGTTGCCCACCAGGGGCAGCAGGCGCAGCGCAAAGGCCGACATGGCCACGCCGTCCAGGTCTTCGACCGTGGGGTCGATGCGCTGGAAGCTGGGCGCGTGCAGCGCGATGATGTTGCCCGCGGTGGTGCCGTGGGTGATGCCGAAAGCCGAGAGCGTGTTGGCCCGCACGTCGGCCATGGCCGTGACAACCTGCGCAGGGTCCAGATCCAGGCTGAAGGAGCCCGCCACGTCGCGCTGGGTGATGAGCACCTGCTCACGGCCCAACAGCGGCCGGAAGACCACGTCGTTGCGCAGATCGAGCTGCACGCCAGCGCCCACGAAAGGCGTGCCGCCAGCCACCGTGCCGCTGCCGGCCGTGTAGGTGACGTTGCCGATGAGCAGATCGCCGGTGTTGGTGTCGGTGACGGCCACCGGCGCGCGGAACGCGGTGTAGTCGGGCGACGGGTTCGAGGCGGCACTGGGCGCGCTGTACAGGCCCACGAAGCGGCAGCGCAGCTCGGGCCGCTCGCCCACGCCCATGGCAATGGTGGCGGTGCCGCGTACGCCGGTGAGCTGCATCAGCAAGCCGTCGAGGAAGTAGCGCATCGTGAGCGAGCTGCTCGCACCGAAGGTGCTGACGGGCGTGTAGTCGACGCTGGCTGCGCCGATGGTCTGCGCGAAGCCCATGGCCTGCAGCAGGCGGCCCCACTTGGGCGGCGTGGTCGGCGTGCCGCTGCCTGCCAGCTCCACCGTGCAGGTGACTTCGGCGTAGGTGGTGCCCACCAGTTGCGAGTTGCCGCCAAAGAAACCGCGCACCAGGGTGCGGTCGACGTTGTTGGCCACCAGCGGGCGGATGCTCACGTCGCTGAGCAGGATGGCGTCAGCGCCGGTGAGGGTGGCAGCAGTGCCGTAGGTGGACTCCAGGCCCGCCAGGACGATGGTGTTGCGCAGAAACATGGATCAGGCCTCCGCGCCCGGCGCGCCGGGCAAGCTGGGGGAAGGCGCAGCCGCAGGCTCATCGAAGAGGCCAGCGGCGCGTGCGGTGCTTTCGTCGGCCGGCAGCAGGCTGCCGTCAGCCTGGCGCAGCCAGTTGCCGCTGCAGGGCGGGCTGAGCGGCGGGGCTTCAGGGTCGGCCGGGGCCGGGATGGCGCGGATGGGCATGGGTTGATCTCCAGGTCAGCCCCAGAGGGCCAGCGTTTGGTTGTTGGTGGACAGCTCCACCGAGAAGGTCAAGGTGGCGCAGCACTGCGCGCGCTCGCCGCCGTCAACGGGCTCCCACTGCAGGCGCGGGTTGTTCAGCAGGCTCTGCACGCCAGCCGGCGGCACGGCCGCGGCCAGGCGCTGCCACACGGCCTGCACAAGCACCGCGGCGGCGGCCTCTGCATCGCCAGCATCGGCACCGGTGAGCGACACGCGCACCAGGCACTCGACGCTGAGCTCGAACTCCCAGCGGTGAAAGCCGCCACGCACGGCCGCAGCCTGGCCCGCGGCGTTCTGCGGGTAGATGCGCACGGCCGCATCGCTGTCGGCCGCCACGCGGCGCTCACGGCTGCGCTGGATGTCGCCCGCGGCCAGCGCCGGGGCGGCGCGCAGCGTGTCTTCCACGTAGCGGCTGACGGTGAGGAAGGCGAGCGTCATGGCCGGCAGCTCAACGGGCCGTGGCCAGCGCGCGCTGCAGCCTGGCGCTGAAGGCTGCCGGGAAGTGCTCGCTCATGGCGCGCTGGGCGATCTCGGGCAGGTTCAAGCGCGCCACGTAGCGCGGCATGCGCGTGAACAGGAAGACCGGCTTCACCTCGGCGCCGTACAGGCCCGAGCGCTGCCAGATGCCGGCCGGCAGGTGCTGCTGCTGGCCGTTCTTCCAACTGCCACGGCCGGTGAACTCACCCTTGCCGCGGCTGACGAAGTACTCGACGCCGCCCTGCCCCAGGGCCATAGCACCTTGACGGCCGGAACCCTTCTTTGTCTGAGCACCGTAGAAGCGCCCGTTGACCCACCGACCCTTGCCCGACAGCTTGGCAATGTTTCGGGCGGTCATGTTGGCCCGGTAGCCCTGCTCACCAAACGCCTGCAACACGCTGAGCAGGCGCACGATGAAGCTGCCCTTCACGCCGCCGTAGCCGTCACCGATGGCAGGGTCAGCCAGCACCCAGCGGGCGGGCACGGCGGCCATGTTGTTGGGCAGCACACCTTTGTTGCGCAGGGCAACCTCGAACCGTTTTGCTCTTCGGGCGCCGCCGTGCACCTGGGCAAGCAAGACTTTCTCAGGATCCACGCCCTTTCCACCGTTGTAGCTCGGGTAGATCCAGACGCTGAGACGCTCAGGCAGCGCGCGCGCGTTGACGTAGATGCTGTCAATGACGTAGGGCGTTGGCCGGTCGAAAGCTGCCCGCATCTTTTCGCGCCACTCTTCGCGCGCTTTGAATCCGGCATCCTTGAGCGCCTGCCCACCCGCGTACCGCAGCTGCTTCGGCAGGCTGGCAATACGCTGCTGCACTTGCTGCAGCCCTTGCACCTGGATGGTGAAGTTCATGCTGGCCGGCCTTGTCCGGTGGGCCAGCGGCTCAGGCTGCAACCAGCTCGAGATCGAGCCGGGCCATGCCGGCTTCGAGATCGTCGTCGCGGTCGCGCACGCGGTACTGGCCTGCGGGGCGCACGAGCTGGTCGTCCCAGTACACGCGCAGCAGGCTGTCGCGCTGCAGATCTTCGCCCACGTCGGCCGCCAGGCAGGACACCAGCGCTCCGCGGCTGGCCATGCCTGCCGTGCCGATGCTGCTGTCGGCCACCGGCCGGCTGAAGACGCACGGCACGGCCACCCCGCCCGCAGGCACCAGGCGCGCATTGGCCAGCCCCGCCATGATGGCGGCGCCGACACTCTGCTCCTGGGCTGCGAAGACGACCATGGCCGTGCGCGTCAGGCGTTGATGTCGATCTGCACCGTGGCCACGCCGCTGCCGGCAGCCGCGTAGGCGTAGCCGGCCAGCGTGTTGCCCGAGGCGGTGGTGGTCAGCCGCAGGTTGGTGTTGTCCCAGTACAGCAGCGCGCCCTGGGCAACCACGTCGGTGCCGAGCTTGGGCAACGTGAACACGCCCTTGATGCGGAACACGCCTTGCGTGTTGGCCGCCACATCGCCCACGGCCACGCCGATGCGCGTGCCAATGAGCGTTGCCGCGCCAGACAGGCGCTGCGCCGCAGGCGTGTGGTCGATCGTGAGCCCTTCGGCGACGAAGTTCTTCATGGTGTCAGTTCCTTCAGGTGATGAGGCTCAGGCTCAGCCGTTGCGCTGGAGGGTCTTCCAGTCCAGGGCCTTGGCGGCGGCGTCCATGCGCACCTTGAACTCGACGCCGTCGATGCTCCAGCCGTTCTGCTGCTCCAGCGTGGGCGCCTGGTTGCCGTCGAGATAGTCAACGACCACGGTGTCGTGCATGGCCGGGTCGGCCGCGCCGTAGTAGATCGACGCGCTGGCATCGTCCAGGCGGGCATCGCTGACCACTTCGAAGGTGCCGGCCACGCTGTTGGGCACGGTGTTGTTCTTCGTGGTGGTGCTGAGCACCTCGACCTGGCTGTCGCGCACGACCTTGGCCGCGCCTTCCAGCGAGATCGGCACGATCAGATAGCGCATGCGGATGTTCAGCGAGCCAGTGTCCTGGCCCACGTCCTTCTGGCGGGCCATGGCCACGCGCATCAGGTCGATGGCTGCGGTGCTGGGTGCGGCAGCCGTCTGCAGGTTGGCGTGCGGCGCACTGAACAGCGCTTGGCCGTCGGCCATGTTCGGGTTGCCGGTGAGCACGGCGTAGGCCAGGTTGCCCACCGTGCGGATGGCCGCGCGGCCCATCTTGCGCGGGATGCGCGAGAAGGCGTCCAGGTCGTCGTTGATGATCGTCTGGCGGTTGATGCCGAAGATCTCGCCGTAGGTGGCCAGCACGCGGGATTCACCGCGGTCGCCCACCGTCACGTACTTGTACTGGCCGCCGGCACCCACTGCGCGCAGCGAGGGGAAGCTGGCCAGGTCGACGGTGCTCTGCACCTTGAAGTCGGGCAGGCTGCCGGCGGTCGTCCAGGTCTGGAAGGTCTCGTCGGCCTCGTCGTAGCCC